TTGTTAAGTTTTTCATAGGCGACTTCAGTCAGAAACTTATGAAAAATAATGTAGAATCTGAAACTCATCTTTCTAGGTTCAGGAGCGGGTGTTTAGACCTGTAACTTATCAATACACATACAGAAGGCGTCGGCCAAGTCGTTCTTCTTCGTATGCGACCCGAAAAAAGCCAGCCACTTCGGCCCCTCGGTTGTCTTCTCGGCCAGAACCTTGCGCACCTTCGCCTCAGAGGCTGCTTTGCGGTCCTTGTAACCCGCATCTCCCTTTTCGTCCACCTGAACCTTCTTTCCAGCGTGCACCAGCTTTAATGTAGGTGGCGCGGGCTGGAGCATGTCCCTCAGCGTCGCAAAGAGCAGGATCTGAACGGACTTCATTGTAGGATTCTTCAGCACCGGCTGATTCTCCAGCAAGATGGTGTTGGCACTCCTAAATAACGCAAGATGATCCCCAATAAATTTGCGGATAGCGTCGTGGAGAATAGTCAGCTCCGTGTCCAGTGCCTTCGTCACTTTGATTTTGGGAATCGGCAAGCTGTAGAAGGCGGCCAGCTTCTCCTCGGCCACTGCTTTACTGGAAACCCCCTTCACCACCCCTTTCGCCGTCAGAAGCTCCTTGAGCCCAGCCATGGGAGGCAGCTTCTTCATGAGAACACCGCTCAAATCGCGAATTGCTGGGTGTCCAGCTGGGCAGTGGCGAACACACGTCTTCACATCTCCGCGAAAATAGACCGCCTTGGCGGAACAAGAGGCGCAGCTGGGCTCTTTCACAGCAGCCGTCTCATTCCCCTCTCCCCTGAGAAGGTCATAATTCTGCCAGCCAATCACTGTATACTTGTCGGCGGTCTTCGTCGCGAGACACCAGGCGAGATTCCGAATACCAATGTCAAAGGCGAGAACCACTGACATTTGTATTTTGTTAGTTTATTACTTTAGCCTCTCCGTGTATTCCGTCCACCCTCGGGCTGAGTGGTTACCTCCTGAATATGCGTAAACTGCCTTTCAAATCCACGCGACTCCAGCGTTCCAAATAGCTCAGGGACAATCTCCCGTCTCTCAACACCAAGACCGTTCGCAACTCCAGGAGAATATTCACATCCAGCGGCGGTGCAGTGGACATAGGATGCGGGGCCAGGAACCATGCTCATGTCAAGACCGTATTTCATGCCTGTGACAGCCGCCGCCCTCTCACGAGAGACCCGAATAATATCCTCCGAGTTCCGCTGGATCCAGATACGAGACTTCTCCTGCGCCTTGCTCGGAATGTTTAACTCGCACTGCGACCTGTAATCCGTCACCAGACGACCGTCCGTAATCGGCCCCGCCCAGCCAGGGAAGCGGTTATCAGGGGCGGGTGCGGCAGCAATGCGTCGCTTAACTTGAGGAATTGCTTCTTGGTTTGCTCCATAATAGTTTGGAGTTGTGGGTAACCGAAAGAGGTTTGCGTCCATACCTTACTATGCTTACTCAAGAGTTTCGGCACCGAGATCAACAGGAAATCCGGCGCCGCTGCTATCACCTTCGTTAAGAGCTGCAGACATAGGAAATAGGTCGCTAGTGAGAGTCGCACCAGAGACTTCGCCGCTTTTCGTCTCATCAAGCTTCTTGAGTGCGGCAATTAGGTCCTTGCGACCCGGGCGCTTCCCGACCTTCGCGCCCCGCTTCTCGGCGAGAGCAATGAGGTCATCCTTCGTCATGGACTCGTAGTTCACACTGACAGCCGGCTTCTCTTCGTGAACGGCCTCGGTTCCCTCCGCCTCTGTCTCCGTAACGGCGGCAGCGGCCTCGTTCTCACCAGCCTGTGCAAGAACACTCTGGTAGTAGGTCTCCTCCTCGGGAAGAGGCTCGGCCTCGCTGGACTCCATAGGACGAGGGGCGCCCACCGGCTCCGGAACAAACTCGGGCTCTTCCTTGTGCATAGACTCCAGACCCATCTTGATGTCGAGGAGCATGTTCTCCATGAGCCCCATACGCTTCTCCGTGTAGTTGATACGGGAGTAGAGATAGAAGGAGACGGCGCCAAAGATAAGCAGTAACAGAATACCAATCGTAGCAGACTCGCTGAGACTGAAAGACATTTCTCTCACCTGGGGCTTTTTTTACCGGACTCTTTCTGCCGCATCCGTTTCTCGCAGAAGCCCTTCACGTTTCAAAATAGAATATACGCTCGACACCTTGCAAACACCCTTCGCGAGCTGATAGGAGAATACAAGCTGCTTGGTGTCAGCATCATAGGTGGCAGACACGCACAGCCTCTGAATCTCGGGCGGTGCCGTATCCACAAGCTCAAAGACGTGCGTGCTGAGGAAGCTCGCCACAGACTTCTTGGCCCACAACTTCTTCATAAATATATTGGCCGTGCGCACACAGTCTGGGGGATTTGTGCTGTGGAAGAGTTCGTCATAGAGGATGAGACCGGGACCTTGAATGCGGCCAGCGCGATGCAAGAGGCCGGCCGCGAAGTTGACCTCCGTCTGGAACATGCTCTTCTTGCCAGGGCTATCGTGGAGACCAATGCCAGACGAAATCCACTTGAAGGGGCGGAGCGTCATGGAGGTCACACAGGCAACGCCGAAGGTCTGCGCAAGAAGAACACTCTGGTGAATCGCTCTCAACGCTGACGATTTGCCGCCCCCATTCGGCCCAGTCACAATACAGTGATGCGATGTAGAGTCCAAGTGTATATTTGATAGGACGCGAATATCCTCTGGGATAGAGAGATCCTGGAGCCCCTCTATCTGTAAATAGGGTCTGGCATCTGCTGAGGGGCCCACGAAGGCAACTTCGGTAAAGAGCGAATTGTTTGCCAGCTTCCAGAGAATCTCCAGTTCGCCCAGGCTCTCAAAGAGCCCTTTCAGAATTGCCGGATTTTCATAGACCGTCATGAAACAACGGCGGGGATCGTCGGGTAAATCATGGAGGACGCTGCTTATATGGTAGGGGACGGCCTTTGCGGCTAAGAGGTCGCGCAGAGAAGATGCATGCGCTCTCACTTGGAGAATAGCATCTCCTATTTCGCAGATTACCTTGTCTGTTGTATTATAATGAATCGCATTCTGGATGGGCTGAATAATTCCCTGGAGAAGGCTGAAAATGAAGAAGAAGACTTGTATCCACGATTGGTCCTTTCCGAGCCACATCCCTTTAATCATTTCATAATAGCGGTCAAATGACATAGGAATATGATATATATAACGTATAATGATATACGGAAGGATAAATGCTAAGAGGGGCATTACAATCGCCATTGCGGGAACTGCATACACCTTGAAGAGGCACATCGCGAAGAGGGCGAATGGAACATCGTTCAGCGACTTGAAATAGGAATCCTGGAAGGAGAGCTGGCCAATCGCATCTGTGTGGAGTTTCTCCGTGGCATCCGTCGCATCTACGGAGTTGAAATAGTCGCCGCAGAGTGTCTCCAGTCTCACAATGTCGTCCCAGCCGGCATAGGATTCGCCGCGAAGTTTTCTGAGAATTGTTCTATTGAGAGTGGCGCGCTCAATTGCATTGCGGGCGGTCGCCCGTTTGAAGATGCGAGTAAGAACCGTCTTACTCGCATGCATCTGGAGCGATAATACATCGTTTAACATTCTAACGGAGAGGTCAAAAGGAAATTGTGCAGAAATGCGCGGCAGGCATCTAAAATTGAGTTATGTATATCTAGATAGTATGTCAACTTTAGTAATGTCTGTTGTTGATACACAGACCTTCTTAAATAGTCTTCTTTCTCTTCAAGCCAGTGTTGATAGACCCTCCGAAGACATTTGTATAAAGATTGCAAGTCTTCAGGGGTTGGCGGAGACGGGCGATTCGGCCCGGGTAACGGATTGGAGACGGGGGTCTGGCGCGTATCAAGCACAGCAACAGCAGAAATGGCGGAAGCCTGGACATGGGCATGGGCATATGCAGGAACAGCAGCCGCATGCGAATGTTCTAGAGCAGCCGCGACCCGTTACAACTGCACCTCCTCTCGGTCGGTATCACAGCCGCTTTCGTAACAGTAACCAGCCCGTCGAAGAGAAGATTCTCAATAATATCATTCTTTCAAAGCTCAACAAGTTCAGCCAGACAACATATCCCGAGGTAAGAGAGTTTCTCTACCAGATTCTCGGCTCCGGCGAGGCGGACCTGCAGGAGTTTGTCCGCGACTTCATGCGCCTTGTCTTCAGAAAGGCGGCGTCCGAGGAGATCTTCTGCCCGCTCTATGCCCGTCTCTTGACCGAGATTTCAAGCAAGTATACGGTTATCCTGGAGGAGATGAATCTACTCAGCGACAATTATCTGGAAATCTTCGACGAGATCACGGAGGACAAGGTGGCCGACTACAACACCTTTGTCCAGAAGAATACTGAGAAGAAGTATCGTCTTGGATACAGTCAGTTCCTCTCCGAGCTGGCGAAGCAGGAAATCCTCCCTCTCCCCATTCTCGGTGCTACTTTCAAGAAGCTCATCACGCTGATTGACGAGTCTGCCAAGCTCCCGGATAAGAAGGTTCTGGTGGAGGAGTATACGGACTGCTTGATGCGTATGACCCGCATCTTCAAGGGGCGGACCACATCCTTCTCCAAAAGGGCGCGCGAGATGATTCTTCCTATCTTTATGGTGCTCTACGATGATTTTAAGACGAGTAAGGAACTCTTTGTGAGTTGCTCACCAAAATGCGGATTCATCTTGATGGAGATTCATGATATCCTCCGCGGTTAAACAAAAAATACACTTAATAGAAATGGCCAGATCTTCCACACGCCGCAGCGGCAAGGGTATGCGTGTTGTCAGACGTGTTTACAGCCCGATAAGCCACTTTTTAAAGCTTACGGGTGCCACGGTCGGTGTTGCCACCAACACGGCGCGTAATATTGTTCAGCGCAGCATTCGCGCGGTTAACAGCGTGGGCACGTCTGTCGCGAATCACTCCAATGCGACTCTCCGCAATCTGATGAGCCGCCGCCGCCGCCGCTCTTCCCGCCGCTCAACGCGCCGCAACAACCGTCGTTAAAGACACGGTCAAAAATTGACTTGGCCCGGCTCCGTTAAGTTCGCATACAACTGCGTTTGACTTAAGATGAAGACCCAGCATTCTAGTAGAATGGCCAAGACGAAGAGTTCCCAGA